GCAATGGCAGAAGACTGTAAATCTTCCCTCTTTCGAGTTCGTTGGTTCGAGTCCAGCTACTCCCACAAAAATGATTGAAGTCCTGAGTGGTGTCAGGAGGAAGTAACACAACCAAGTGTAACAATCATTTAAGGACCCTTAGCTCAGTTGGTTAGAGCGGCTGACTCATAATCAGTAGGTCCACGGTTCAAGTCCGTGAGGGTCCACATTATATCCTCTGGTGTAACGGTAACACAATTGGTTTTGGTCCAATTATTCAAGGTTCGAATCCTTGGGGGATAACAAATTTTTATTATGAATAATATTTGTGGAATTCACGGAACACTTTTAGACAAAGACGGACTTTGTCCGAAATGTTTAGAAGAAAATAACAGATAGGTCTTATCGTATAATGGATGAATACACTTCGCTACGGACGAAGAAATTTGGGTTCGAATCCTAGTAAGACCTCGTAAGTAATATGGTGAACGTAGCTCAGTTGGAAGAGCACTAGCTTGTGGCGCTAGTTGTCGTGGGTTCGAACCCCATCGTTCACACAAAGGAGAGTTGCCTGAGTGGTTAAAGGAGCAGTTTGCTAAACTGTGGTCGAGCAATTGGCCTATTGGTTCGAATCCAATACTCTCCGCAAAAAAAAGTTTACACTGCTAATTGACGATTCTGAAAAACTTTTCTATATTTATAAACTCAAGACGTTATTAAAACATTAACAAAAAAAACAAAAAGAAAATGAAAAAAATCCTTGCAATCTTGTCAATCGTAGCATTGGCATCATGTGGAAACGGAGCAACATCAAACGAAGTAAAAACCGATTCAACTGCTGTAGTAGCAGACTCAACATTGGTAGACTCTACAGTAGCTCCAGTTGTAGATTCTGTTAGAGCAGAAGAAGTAAAATAATATATTCTTCTACAACGAACTAATAAAAAACCCCTCATTTGAGGGGGTTTTTTTATAATAGTCCTTTTATTCTTTTTATATTTTCTTGTAATTTACCTTCGTTTTGTTGTTTTTTCTTATTGAAAACTTTTTTGAAGGCGTTTGCAATCCATGGGTCGACATCTCTTTTTGAGTCCCAATCTTTCCACTTTTTTGTTTTGAGTTCACCTGTGTCCTTGTCGTATACATTTCCAAAAATCTTTTTTGGTAATAAAATCAAACCAGCAAGTGCAGGGTCCGAATATTGTCTATTACTACCTTTTATATATACTTTCTTATTAGGCTCTTTCTCTTTTTGTTTATCAACAAAAGAATCAAATTTTTGCGGGTCTATATTTTTTCTATTATATGATTTGTCGAGAAACAACACCTCAGCATTGTCCTTACTATCCATAGTTCCAATATCTTGACCTTGAGAAACAGGGTCACCATTATTTACTTTCTTGGTTGTCATTCCACAATACTGTAAAAAAAACTGAGGTTGTGTTGATGACTCAATTGTCACCTCATTTTTACATCCTTGAACAAATCTTTTGTTGTTTACTACACCATCTATCGGACTTTTCACTCTTGGATTACTCGAACCAGGAATTACAATAGTTCCCATATTACTTTGGATGTTTTTTCCGAAACCTTCTTTAAGATTAAAAACCTTACTACCAATGTCTTTAGCGACTAAGTAAAGTAATGGGTTTTGTTCTTCCGCACTTTTGGATTTTGATTTTGTTCCACCTATATTGATTTTTTCACCATAGGCACCTGCCTTGGTTGTGTCTGAAGTTCCATCTTCAGTTGAATCGTCTGAACTTGGTTGGTAGTTGGGGTCTACAGAAGACGGTGAACCAGTTGTATTTGAAACGTGAACGTGATTATCGTGGCCTGCAAAACCGAAGGTCAAAACAGCTTTAGGATGTGATGAACCCTCAGCATTCTTATTGTAACCCATACTTAGAAGAGCATTTACAAACTTGTCAACAACGTCTCTATTTTTTGGACTTACAACTTTTCCTCCTATATAGTCAATGTCTACGGCATTTTGAGACCAGTGTCTACTTACATTACCACTTTTTGCATATTTGCCGTGGTCAGTCTTTGCGAAATCAATCGTGATGTCCAAACCTGTCATTTGAGATGCTTTTTGTAAGTCGTCCAATAAAGCTTTATTTATCTCATCTTGTCTAGTTCTTTTAGCAAATTTCAAATTTGGATATAAAGACTCATCAGGTTTTATATAGACCTCAGAGACCATATCCTTATTCTTATCAAATTGATTATAAAGTTTTTGTATGTTAGTTAGTATGTTCGACATAGATACTATAAATACATTTAAAATAAAAAAAACCGAGATATCTCGGTTTATCTATTTGAAGAATAATTTAAAACTTTTTTTCCTGATGATGGTTTCGGTGGAGGAGGTGGTTCAGTGATAGGTAAATCATACTCGTATACTTTTGGTTGTGATTTTATTTTACCTTCTGTAATTGAATTTTGCTTTCTTTTTTTATCACCCACAAGACCGAATTTAATGTATTTATACCAAATTCTTTCATGTATATAATATTGTAGAGGTTTGTAGATAAGTTCAACAATTCCAAAAGCAGCTCCGACTTTGATACTACCTGATGCCCACCACATGGCTAAAAAACCAATTGATGTACTTAGAAATCTATAACTAATTGTTTTAGCTAAGTGTCTTTTATATGAAACTTTAATTTGACTCATAATTTTCTATGTTTGGTGGCCCACCAACCGAATCAAATCCACCATTTCTTGTAAAGTTTATTCCTACTGCCCTATCTAAATTTGGGTTTTCGGGGTCTTTATCGTTAAATATCACACGAGTTCCTCTTCCACAGTCCATAACCAATTTGTGGTATTTCAACCCTATTTTATTTAACTCACCTATCGTATAAGATTCATAAGAACTCGGTCTAGCTGTTGTGACAATTATAACCGCACCTTTATCAAACTGAAGATTTAGATAGTCAATTACGTCTTGAATTGGCTCTAATACGGCTGTGGATAATTCGTTAAACTTTCTGTATTTGACAATTGTGCCGTCAATGTCTACGAAGAATGTTGGATTTTTTGTTGTCATAAAGTAAAAAAAAAGTGGTCAGGGACTGATGGGATGTTATACCTCGGAGTCGACTTCCTTAAACTACTGCAGATAGTTTCATCAGTATGACCACCACACGTTACGGATAGATTTTGTCATCATCACCAATCAAATAAAGTTCTACCAATATTCCGAACTGATGACTTTCCACAACGTTATAATTTATTGTGATAGAAATATAATTTATTATTAAGTATTGTCAAAATTTTTTTTATTCAAATCATGTATAGTTATTTCATCATTTTTCCAATCTTCCCAAATTTTCCAATTCTTTAAATCTCTCAGAGTATTTTCATGAACTAATACAAATCCCTCAGGTGCAATCCCATCAAATTTTCTGATAGGACCCTCTTCATCAATTAGTTTTTTTATATCAATCATTTTCTCTATTGCAATTATATTTCAATTATTTTTCATATCCAAATAAATGGAAATGTGGTTTGAATAATTTGTAAATTATTGATTTGTTTTCTGAAGTCAAAAAATCTTCTTTTTCTATTTCCAAATTTGTTTTGTTAATTTTCTTAACACACATTTTTTGTAAAATACCGAGATGATTCAAATCGGATTCATTGATGAAATTAATTTTACAATAGTCTTCATATAAATTCTCTTTTCTGATAATATAAGTTGGGGGGACTTCAATTACAAAATTGAGTTGTTTGAAATCATTACTTTCATCATTCAAACCATTGAGAAAATAACTGAAATCACTTGGTGAAACATTTTTGTTTAGTAAGTAATTCCTCGTGAATAAAAAAAAAGATAAAATTCTTTCGTAAGGGTTTCTTACGGTCAGAATTGTTTTCGGGTTTACTAATTCTTCTGGTATGAAACAATCATGGGGTTGAACGTGAGAGTTTGTAAAATCTTTGTGTGTTCCGTCATCATAAAAAATTCTTACATGAGATTCAAAGTCAAAGTATTTCAAAACCCAAGATACGTGAGTCGAAGCTGTTTTCATTGGCATTAACACACACGTATTGTGTGTATTAGAATACATCCAGTTTTTAGTTTTTTTGAACATTACTATTTATTATAAAAATTCTGACTTAGAAATAAATTTGTAATACTATAATATGGACGATGGTAAACAGAATAAAGACTTGGAAAAAAACTTTTCAAGACAATCTATCACAAATCTTTTTGATGTTGGCTCTGTTCTTCAATCCTTTTGGATTCGATGCCGTTCAGTATTCCCTAATATTACTGACAGGAGATTTATGGAAAGCGAACTTCGTTTTGTATTGTATTGCGGGATTATTTTTTGGGTTATATATCTATTTTCGAAGATTGTCTAAAGTGCCTTGAGTTCCCCTTTTTTGAATGCATCAAAATTAGGACCTTTAATCAAGAAAAAATCCTTTCCAACTTTTCTGTATCCCAAAATACCGGCATTTTTAGCCGCAGCAAAAAATGACGAGTGTTGACCTCTTAAATCACGTGGCTTGTAAAAATGATTCCCTTTAGATTTTTTATAACCTTTTTGACCATCTTTAATTACAGGTTCAATATATCCAATATCCATAAGAAAATCTAATTTTGTTCCTATCTTTCCTTTGTCCAAATAATCAACAAGTTTTTTAACCCAACCTTTATTTTTACCAAATTTATATCCATACGTGGGTCTGAATACTTTTGTTGTTCCAGCAACCATTTGTATAAGTTTTTGATTGTTTACAATATGGTCTAAAACTCTATGTGCAATGTGTCTTCTAACACCTTCAGCGGTTTCTGCGGGGGTTTTACCAAGATAGTATGTCGCATCAATTCCCCACCCTTCAAGCCCAAGGTCTACAAAATCGTCACTTGAAACTTCATCAGTACTCCCAAAACCTATACTAGCTGTAAAGGTTTTTTCATCTTTAGATTTGTATGTGATAAAAATATTATATTCATCAATTAATTTGTTGTCTTCATCTGAACTTAAAGATATTGTTAAAACACCTTCTGTATGACCAAAACCTAAATCAGGTATGTTTTGAAATCCTCTAACAAGTGTTGATAAAGTATAAGTTGAGTTCAAGTAGTTTCTTTTATCTGCTGATGACTCACCAACTTTATCGAATGATTCTGCTAAAAACTTGTCGGTCATTGACCCCACATTCATGTTATAATCGGCTTTTATTACATCAACTATTTCGGGAAACGCGTAGTTAAAAATTGCAATTTCTCGTTCACTCATTGGAGAATCTTTCGAATCCCAATATCTCTCAGTTCCTAAGTTGTCAAAATGTATTGCAATTTTTGAGTAATCTTTGTTTGTGGAATTGGCTTTGTTAATTATGTAATATAGTCCTTGCCTACCTGAGGTATATCTTTCGAAATGGTCAGGGGATTGTGCGGTTGTACACCACTTAGTATTCGAACCGTATTTACACGAAGCTTGGTGTGTTTTAGGTTTGATTACAAGAAATTTATCATCTTCGTAAATCTTATCTACCTGTTTTTCTAATTCTCTGTCTTTCTGTTTTTGGTGGATAGGGACTAAAACATTGTCTAATTCCTCAAAACCACTGTATTGATTAATATCTTTTTTTTCGAGTTGGGATTGATATTTGTCAAAACTTTTGATTAAATCAATACCAATTTCAACATCTCCGTCAACATAATCAGGATGTACATGTTTTAAAACAAAGTCCGTGTATTTGTGATTGAAATCTTTTAAATCTGCAATGTTCAATATCCAATCCAAAGTCTCTTCGTCAAACTTCTCGGCATATTTTTTCTTTAAATCTTCTTTACGACCTTCCTTAAGTAAAATGGAAATAAACTTCATATGGTATAAATACCAATTATTTCCAAAACAATTGAATACAAAGAACTGCAAAACTTAGAATGAGACAAACTATAGTTTTGGTTGTTATTGGTTCTTTCAACATTATCCATGCCATGAAACTAAAGACAAACACACCGAAAACAAATCCTATGATTCTGTTTGGCCAAGTTTGTCCTCCATATAGACTTACCATTTCTCTACTTGCAAGAATTACAAAATAACCAACAGGGACACCCATTAAACTCATCAGGAAAGGGTGGTCTTTAATCCATTTATTCCAAAGATGACCTTGTAGTTGATAAAATGTGAAAATTTGTGAAAAGGTGTAAACCGATAAAATAAAAAAAATTGTAACTAACTTATTCATTGAAAGAATGATAAGAAATTTTTGTTATAAAAAAAACCCCCATCCGAAGATGAGGGTTTAAAATTTTAATATTCGATATTACTTACCGAAAGTATATCTAATACCTAACTGTGCACTCCATACGTCAAATACTGATGAGTTGAATTGGTAAGTTTGTTTTGCCAATACTGTTTGTCCATCAAGAATTTGAGTTGAAAGTCTGTAAGAAGGAACATTGTTCGCGTCTCTACTTACAAAGTTTAACAACTGAGGAACTGCCGCTCTTTGAGAAACACCCCACTTGTTATTAACCATGTTTCCGAAGTTAAGGATGTCAGCTCTGATTTGGAAAGTGTTTCTTTTTCCTTTGATTTTTATGAACACATCTTGAGCCACTGAAAGGTCAAATCTGTGTAACCAAGGAAGGAAAGAAGCGTTTCTTTCAGCGTACTGACCTCTTCTTGTAGAAAGGTAGTCATCTTGAGAAATAAATGATTCGAAAGCCGCTTGTTGTTCAGCTTCTGTATAAGTTCTTGTACCTACTGTTAAAGTTGAGAAACGAATGTCAGAACCATTTACAGGTACAAACATAAGTTCGTTGTCTCTAACTCTATCACCGTTAAGGTCACCCGCTACAGTGTAAGAGAATGGGTTATTTTGAGCACCTACGTAACCAATAGTGATTGTAGTTGCTCCACCGTATTTCTTACCATAATCAAATCTATAACCTAATAAACCTACGATTCTATTCCTAACAACAAAGTCTGAAGTAGAAAGTTGTAAATCGTTGTTTCCGTTGATAGAACGAGCTGATTGCCATGAACCACTCGCGATTGAACCAGCACTCATGTAATCTTCAGCTCTTGATGTAGTCCAAGCTGCATAACCCCAAACTCCTTTCGAAATTGGTTTTTCTAATTTCAATGTAAGAGACTTGTTGTAAGCACCTTGTTTGTTTGTTAAAACTGCTGCCATAGAAACATTATCATTTACTCTAACACCAGGGTCAGTATTTGCAAACAATGCTCTTTTGTCAGGACCACCTAAAGTTCCTACAGGAACATCTTGGTTTGCGTTGTAGTAATGAACTGCGTTTATTGTCTTATTGTAAAGAACTTCAGCACTTGCCACTAAACCCAACCAAGGTAGTTTTTGGTCGATTGCTAAATTACTTCTCCATACTTGAGGGAACTTGTAATTTGCGTCAGTGAAAGCTAAATCAAAAGTTGAAGGTAATGTTGGTGTTTGAGGAATAAAATATTGATTAGGATTTGTAGTAAATCCGTATTGTGATGCTTGAGCACCTGATACATCGATAAATCCTGTTAATACACCGTTATTTCCGATTTGGTTTGATAAGAAAACAAATGGAGGTCTACCTGTGAAAATACCTGTACCACCTCTAATTTGAGTTTTCTTTTCACCTTTTAAATCATAGTTGAAACCGAAACGTGGTTCGAATAACAATTGTGTTTTCGGCATCACGCTCGTGTTTAATTTTTCACCACCACCAAATGTCATTGATGTGATTGCAGGATTTTCAAGAGCTGTATTTCCAAGTGAAATTACGTTCGCTCTCAATCCCGTTGTTAATTTTAAATTCTTAGTAAGGTTATACTCGTCTTGAACATAAAGGTCTAAACGATTAGCTTCCAATACCTGCATTGGTTCAACCGCTCCAGGTAAAGCAGAATAACGAAACTGAAATCTCGCTGGTGCGAAAGCTGAAGGTCCTCCATTATTAGCAACTGATTGTTTAGCTGCAGTGTAGAAGTCATTCAAACTGTTGAAAATATATACACCGTTCGAAGCTGGGAAGAATAAATTGTTTGATTGGTACATTTGATAGTTGAAACCACCCACCAAAGTGTGTTTTTCCAAATATTTTGTAACGTTGTTAGTAACGTTGAATGTCCAATAGTTCAATTTATTTCCTGGTGTGAATGGGTCAAAACCTACAGAAGTGTAAGTTGCTGAACCTTCTCTGATGTCAATTGTTGGGAACATTTGACTCATGTAAGCTCTGTCTTCAATTTGTTTGTCATAAGAGATAATCAAATTGTTGTGGAGTGTGTTTGAAAACTTAGAATTCAATTCTAATACACCTGAACGAGTATTATCCATAATAATGTATCCACTGTTTTGGAAACTCATTGCGTTGAATTGAGTAGTTCTGTTTCCAGCACCCGCTGACTGAGAGTTAGAAATGTTAATCTCAGCGGATGAGTTGTGATTAACAAAACGTGCCATTAACTTGTGTTTTGGACTAATGTTCCAATCCAAACGAGTCATGAATTTTCTTGAATCGTTTGTGTTAGAATAACCTTCAAAAGGACCTGTTTCATAACCTAAAGTATCTCTCATGAACTTCGAAAGTCTCACCATGTCATCGTATTTAACACGACTTACTTGTGAACCTGTCAAAGGAGAACCGGTAGAAATCCAAGTTGTGCCTGGTTCAGTTCTAACGATGCTTTCATAGTTTCCAAAAATGAATAATTTATTTTTGATGATTGGTGCACCCAATCTAAAACCGAAAACTTTTTCATCAAATTTCTGAGCAGTTACTGTAGTTCCTCTAGCGTTGTCTCCCACATAAGTTTTTGAATTGTTTCTTTGTGTTTGATAAACACTTCCTTCAATTTCGTTAGTTCCAGAACGAGTAACAGCGTTAATACCTGCACCCACGAAACCACTTTGACGAATGTCAAAAGGAGCGACGTTCACCTGTAATTGGTCAATCGCATCCAAAGAAATTGCTGAAGCACCTGTTCTACCACCAGCAGCCGCTGATGAACCCAAACCGAAGTTGTTGTTGAACTGAGAACCGTCGATTGTAAAATTATTCAATCGAGAATCCTGTGCTCCAAAAGAACGACCATCACCAAAAGGATTGTATTTGGTAATTCCGTCAATTGTTCTTGCACCCGTAATTGGAATTGTAGTTAGTTCTCTACGTCCGAATTGTTGAGCTGCCCCTGTTTTGTCTTTTGAGAATAAATTGTTTCTCGTTCCAACAATAGTAACTTCTTTCAACTCTTTTGATTCAGAAATAAGAGTTACGTCAACATTACTTGTAACCCCAAGAAGAGTGTTGATGTCAGTTAGTTCAGCTTTTCTGTAGCCTACGTAACTAACGTGAATAAGATAAGGTCCTCCTACACGTACAGCCGGAATTGAGTAGACACCCGTTTTGTTTGTGGTTGCACGGTATTCTGAACCTGTTGGTTGGTGTACCGCATGAACTGTAGCACCTACCAAAGTCTCACCTTTTTCATTTTTAACTACACCTGACAGGGAAGAAGTTGTAATCTGCCCGAAAGATGTGATTGTCACGAATAAGGTTAAAAGTGACATCAAGATTGCTTTTTTCATTGCTTTTTTGTTTATTGGTTTATAAATAAAAAAATCCCGAGGACGCTAAGCCAACGGGATTCCGATATTACAAGTTTTGAAGTTCGTCAGTAAATAATATTTCATAAAATTGCTCTCCGACTAAAATAAGTATGGTCTTAATTTCCAAAGTCGTCTAAATAATATTAATAAATCTTTAACAAGTCAAATAAAAAACCCCGAGAGTTTCTCGGGGTTAATCTGCTGTGGAGAAGACGGGAGTCGAACCCGTGTCTTGTTCGCGACAACTATAAGTGACTACACGTTTATTACAACATTGTTTCTCAATGTTCCGAAATATTAGGTTTGATATATGTGAGAAACCCACCTACAAACAACTTGGTCTCAGAATTATTTTAAACGAGCTCTGACCTGTGACCCGTATATTGGACTTCTGTTCCTAGGTTAATGTCCTAACCGACCCGAGTGTCGTGACTTAAATTAAGCAACAACAGTAGCTTCTTCAGCGATTAAACCGATAGCAGCCATCTTAGCAAAAGTATTGCCATTTGTTTTTTCAAATCAGTTGATAAAGGAGTTAACTCAGCTCCTACGTGCCACCTATAACTACACACGCCAATCAATTGCCATGACTTCCCCAATATTTTCAAAGAACACAACAAAGATATACATAAATATTAAATTTCCAAATTAAAAGTCTATTTATACGATATGGAACCAGGAGATAGTTTTTTTGCTTTAAGAAAATTTGTAAAAGGAAAAATTAATCAGTATGAATTGGAAGGGGCGGATAAGTCCATTGGAAGAGTTATTGCGAGTAGGGAAAATCCTGCTTTGTCAAAAGTTATTATAGAATTCACAGACATGAATGAGTTTGGAAAAATTATTGGTTTGGATGATGATGATATTTGGTTCGAACAGGCAATTAACAATCCGTACAATACTTACGATATTCAAGATTCAAGTGCATCCGAACAAGATTTTTTAGACGGGTATGGTCCTTGGTACAATTTCGATTCAGATAATAAAGAACTTTTACAAAGAATATCCAAACTTATATATAGTAAAAAATTTGACTACGAGGATGAAGAAGACAGAGCTGGTTTTGCAGTGTTTTTAGAAAAGTATTATCCCCGAGAGATTGGCTCAATAGTGATTGATTGGACCCACGAAAAAAATATTGAAATAAGACACGTTGCATCTGAACATGTAAATTCGGAATTGAATAATTTTTTAGGGGATTTTGGTTTTCAGAGACATGGAGATGGAATCAAAACAACTGTGGGTGATTTAATATCAAATTTCATTCAATATAATGTTCCACACGTGTCAATCAAAAAATTACTGAAAACTATATTCCAAGATTCCAATAGAACAATTGGTGGATGGGATGAAGATAGGTTTGAATATCAAGATGATGATGTATTCGACAATGAAAGTTTTAATAAAGAAGCAAATAGGTCGTTGGAAAAAATTTTGGAGAGAATTGAAGAAGATTATGAATCAGGTGATTCTAACACCTTTATGGATATGATTGATAGGGTTACAAAAAAACATAAAATCGGTATATGGTATGAAATACCAAAAGGGTCGGATTTAATTTTTAGAATCGATGGTTTTGATAGGGAAACAAAAAAAATTGACATATCTTTGAAAAAGAAGAAAGGGATGTCGGGTATAAATAAATTCAAAATTTCTGAAGACGGTTTCAACAAATTACTTTATCAACCAGAATTATTTAATTTGGTTGAATTGTAATTTTGTCATATATTTGCAGTATGACAAAAAGTTTAGAGTTACTCAAAGAAGTTTTAAGTGTTCCAACACACACATACAAAGAAGATTTAATGGTTCTTTATCTAACCAAATGGTTGGAAGAAAATCAAATCGAATATTATCTCGATGAAAAAAATAATGTGTATGCAACAAAGAAACCGGTTGGGGATTTACCTGAAGGTTTTTATTTCCCTTGTGTAATATCTCACACAGACACTGTACACAAACTTGACACGATTAACGTTGTTGAAGAAAATCTTCCAAATGCTCAAGGAGCACTCAAATTATCTTTAAAGGCATATAACGACCAAGGTAATCCCACTGGTATAGGTGGAGATGATAAATGCGGAGTGTTTGCATGTCTTACATTACTCAAAGAACTTCCATATTTGAAAGCAGCGTTTTTCGTTTCTGAAGAAACAGGTTGTCACGGTTCAAGAAACGCAGACCCTGAATTTTTCGAAAATGTTGGATATGGAATTCAGTTTGACGCACCTGAAAACTGGATGATTACTGAAAAATGTTTCGGTCAAATTCTATTCGATAGAGATACGGACTTTTTTAAGGCGTGTGACAAAGTACTAACTGAAGGTATGGTCCCAACGGATATGGAATATATGGTCCATCCATATACAGATGTTTATGCCTTGAGAGGAAAGTTTGATTTTTCTTGTATTAATTTCTCAATAGGGTACTATGATTACCACACAAAAAATGAATACGTTGTTGTGGAAGATGTTTACAATGGAATCGATATGGGAAGAAAAATGATTGAAGAACTTGGGTACAAACTACATTTTAAAAAGGCTAAGGAATATAGTTACAACCAAAACCCTTATAAGGTTTAGATAAAGTTTTCTAATCTTTCAATATGTGTTTTAACCATCGGGTGGTCTTGAATATCATTAAATTCACCACCCGATTTTTTTATATGTCGAATTGTGTCTACAATTGACCTGAGGGACATCTGAACACTTTTTGACATCGATGGATATTGTTCGATATAGTGTGATAAATTGAACTGCCCTTTGGCAAACCAAATGGGTATTTCTAATTTAATAACTAATTTGGCAATCATATTTTTTGCAAACTGGTCTGCATCCAGTTCCATTTCCCAGTATTGATTATATAGTTTTTCAAAATCCTCCAAATCATAATCGGTTAAGGGATTATCCATCTTAATATCTCGGATTTGTTTTTCGTGACGTATTTCGTGAAATATGGTATAAAGAAAATCACCAATTGTTCTCATGTTCATTGGCGAACAAATGATTACTTGTTCTTTGGTTCTTACCCCACTGAAACCGGTTCCACATGAATTCAAAAACTTGATTGTGATTTTGTTTTTATTAATATAATCAACAACAAATTTTTCGATAATGTCAACTTTTGATTTAAATTCATCAGGAAACTGTTCTTTGAACTGACCTAATAATCTTGAAAAATTACTCATACTTATAAATACAAAAAAAGGGGGAATATCCCCCTTTTCTATTATCTTCCTTTCTTAACAACCTTAACAGTATCTTCTTCTACTTTGACAATATAGTTTTTTCCTTCTACTAATTTGTCGGTCAAAACTTCTTCTGAAATCAAATCCTCGACTTTATCTTGGATTGCTCGTTTGAGAGGTCTTGCACCATATAGTTCATCGAATCCAACTTTTGCGAGATGTTCAGTCAAGGTCTCATCGTATGTGATTTTATAATTCATTTCGTTGAGACGTGAGATTAACTTATCAAGTTCAATCTTAGTGATTTTTTTAATATCATCTTGACTAAGAGAGTTGAATACAATTGTATCGTCAATACGATTCAAAAACTCAGGAGAGAAGAAATTTTTCATTTCCTTCATCAATACTTGTTTCTTGGCCTCTTCATTACTATAAGTGCTAGAACCAAACCCAATACCTGTTCCAAAATCTTGTAATTTCTTTACACCGAGGTTTGATGTCAAAATAATCAAGGTATTTTTGAAATTGATTTTACGACCTAAGCTGTCAGTTACATGTCCATCATCTAAAATTTGAAGAAGAATTGTGAACACATCTTTGTGCGCCTTTTCAACTTCGTCGAAAAGAATAACTGAGTATGGTTTATTTTTTACCTTTTCAGTCAACTGTCCACCTTCTTCGTAACCTACGTAACCTGGAGGAGCACCTACTAATTTAGATACGGTATGTTTTTCTTGATATTCACTCATATCAACTCTGATTAGGGAGTCTTCACTTCCAAACATTTCTTTTGCCAATTGTTTAGCTAAGTGAGTTTTACCCACACCTGTCGAACCCAAGAAAACAAATGAACCGATGGGACGATTTGGGTCTTTGATACCAAGTCTGTTTCTTTTGATTGCCTTAGCAATTTTCCTAACAGCATCGTCTTGTCCAATGACTTTACCTATTAATTCCTTATCCAAATTGACAAGAGCTTTAGTGTCATCAACACTCATTTTATTCACAGGGATTTTGGTCATAGAAGAAACCACATCATACACATCCTCAACGGAAATTTGTTGTTTGTTGTTAATCATTTCTTCTTCGAATTTCTTCTTCTCAGTATCCAATTTGTCCAACAATTTCTTTTCCTTATCGCGTAACTGTGCCGCTTGTTCGTAGTTCTGTTTTTTTACTACATCAACTTTTAACTGACGTATTTCAGCCGCCTTCTTTTTCAATTCTTCGATTGATTCAGGGACCTTGAGTTCTGTCTGCATTCTTGCACCTACTTCATCCAAGATGTCGAATGCTTTATCAGGGAATTCACGGTCGGTGATGTATCGGTCTGCAAGTTTAACACATGATTCGATGACCTCATCCGAATATGAAACCTTGTGATAACTTTCATATTTCTCACGGATGTTTTTGAGAATTTGGATTGTTTCAACAACTGTTGATGGGTCAACAACAACTTTTTGGAATCTACGCTCTAGTGCCCCGTCTTTTTCTATATTCTTTCGGAATTCATCGAGGGTTGTAGCACCGATAATTTGAATCTCACCGCGTGAAAGAGCGGGTTTGAAAATATTGGAACCATCCATAGACCCCGCCGAGTTACCAGAACCAACCAATGTGTGTACTTCATCAATGAATACAACAACGTTCGGATTGGATTGTAGTTCTTCGATGATAACTTTCATTCTTTCCTCAAATTGGCCGCGATATTTTGTTCCTGCGACAACAGAGGTAAGGTCTAAGTTTACGATACGTTTGTCAACTAAGTTACGGGGACAATCACCACTTACAATTTTCATTGCCAGTCCCTCAACAATTGCGGTTTTACCACAACCTGGTTCTCCGATAATAATTGGATTGTTCTTTTTTCTTCTTGAAAGAATTTGTGCAATTCTCAAGATTTCTCTGTCGCGACCTATAACTGGGTCCAACTTACCTTGTTCTGCGAGCTTATTTAAGTCTCGACTAAAATTATCCAACACAGGGGTTGGACTGTCTGATGATTGTTTTTGTTTCTTGCTCATCATTTTTTCGTCGTCATCCATTAAATCATTCATAGTAGATATTTTTACAAATTAACATCAAATTTGAGACACAAACAAATGTTTTGACAAATTGACAGGATTTATTTTTTTTATTGACACTTTGTCATATTATCTATAATTCCACTTACAAATTGTCATTTGTGGTGGTTTGGTATCAAAGTTGACTACTCAAAAATAAATAATAAATTTATAAAACAAAAATTAAAAATTATGTATTACTCAAATTTCTCAAATTTTGAAGACCTTATGGATTCATTCTTTAACAACAAAAGGGGAAATTACAATTTCACCACCTCAGTGTTAAAAAATAATTCTGAAGAAAATTATGAAATAAACCACACCAAAGACGGTGCTTATCTTTTTTTCGAAGCACCAGGATTCAACAAAACAAATTTGAAAGTAGAAATGGAAGATGGTGTTTTACATATTGACGGAATGAGAAACTATAAACTGAATGGTGAAGAAAAAACCAAGAAAATTTCTAAGGAATTTAAAATTGGTGAAGGTTACAATCCTTCATCAATCGAAGCAACAATTGAAGACGGCATGTTAACAGTTTTTGTTCCCAATTATATAAAACAAGAAAAGAAAAGAATTAGTATTCTATAGGCTCTGAAAAGGAACATCCATAACCCTCGTTATCAATGGCGGGGGTTTTTTATATGTCCAAACATTTCAATTTACCATCCTTACTATAACCAAAATTGTAACGATGTGCATCAACAAGTGTCTCATGACCAACAATTTTTTCAATAGCTCTTTCACAATCTTTGAAAAGTTTAAAATATTTGATAAAAAGACTATAGGTTTGTTTGTCGTAATCTCTCAGTTTCTCTGAAATTTCTGTTATTGTTTTTTGGTCATGCCCATGATTGGTGTATATGTCGGTAATATCTCTTCCGTATGAACCATCTTCAGAATCGATAATTCCAATTTCTTCTAATTTTTCTTCAATTTGTTGCCATTCGTTTAAAACCCTATTTGTTTCCAATTTTTCTATCTCGGCGTAATAATTCCATTTATCCAATTTTCCTGTTCTGTAAACTTGTGCAAAAATATCAGGATTTGAACGGAATACTTCGACCCAATATCCTACACCCTCATCTCCCACTTTGAATAGTCTATCGGGGTTAGATTTGGATGCATATATTCTATGTTCCATACCACGATTGAATTCGTCTTTTTTTTGGGTTCTTACCTCAATTAAAACTTTTTTTATTATTTTTTCTAAAGATGACACGATATTAGTAAATAGTAATAATCATCAGAACTATTTAACAATATGGAACTATGGAAAAAATTTGTTGAGGATAATTCCTCCTTCCAAGAAATCTTAGAAAAATACTTGGAACTTAGAATTATATTTCAAGAACAAGGTTATTCTGATAAGTCTCTTGAAAGTGTATCGTCTGGTCCAATCCGAATTTTTGAAATCAGAGCAGAAATATCCATGCTTGCAGACAATCTTCAAAAACAATTAAAAAATTATGGGTTTGATGTTTCTCATGATGATTTCATACTTTATTTAAAACCTAAATTATCTAAAATTGATTCATTAACCCCACTCGAAAATGGCAATAATTAAAGAAGAAATTAAAGGAACAAAGATTTTGAATGAAATAAAATCTTCAAATATCAAAAAAAGCGAATATGATACTGAAACTAAAAAAATGATTGTTGAATTTAACAACGGGTTTCGATATGAATACGATGAAGTTCCACATCAGATTTACACAAAGTTCAGAAAATCAGAATCACAAGGAAAGTTTTTCACAACTGATATTTCAAAAAAATTCAAATATAAAAAACTATAACACTCTGACTATTTATTTAGGATGAGTAATTTTCAAAAAATTATAAGTAGTTTTTCGGTTCGTGATACTTTGAATCCAAAAATTTGGGAAAATCCAAATGACCCAAAGGAGGCAACTTTGAAACCTAAAATCAGAAAAGGGTTAATGAAGATTGCTGAAGAATTTGTGGATGATTTAGGTGATGATGTTTTTGTTGAAGACGTGTTTCTAATGGGTTCTTTGGCAAACTACAATTGGTCTGAGTTTTCAGACTTTGATTTACACGTTATTATAGATTTTGAGAGATACGGAAAAGAAAAAGAACTTTACGTAGAACTATTTGACTTAAAAAAGAAAATATTCAATTCCAAACACAATATCAAAATTTATGGATATGATGTGGAAGTCTATGCGCAGGGTGAATCTGACGAACACCACAGTGATGGTGTATTTTCAATAATGAATGACGAATGGATTCATAAACCTGAAAAAAAGGAATTGAAGCTTAATATGTCAGTTTTGAAAAATAAAATCAAATGTTGGACTGAAAAAATTGACGATGCTGTTGAAGACGCTAAATCAACAGGTAAAACTGAAGAGTTGAAAAAATTGAAAGAAAAACTCAAAGACTACAGACAATCAGGTTTAAATAAAGACGGTGAATTCTCATATGAAAATTTAGTTTTCAAATTTTTGAGAAGGTCAGGACACATTGGAAAATTATTCGATGAAAAAACGAAAATCAAAGACAAAGAACTTTCAATTGAAATTAAGTCTCTTGATTGATAATAATTAGTTATTTTATATAAATCGTATATTTATAAAGAAAAATTAGATGGCTTTAGTTACATATCTTATTGGTGCTTGTAGTGGCGGTCCAGCGATACTAGTCGATTTTGATAGTTCAAATCTCCCTGCGGTAAACGGGAATTACTTTTTAAGATTCACAGGAGCTACAGCTGAGGGTTGTTATGACATTATCGATAATGCTGAGCCTACAACAGGTTTGGATGTGGTTAGTTTCATGTCATCTGATTATGGTGATTGTGCAACATGTCAAGCGGTTGTCACCCCAACGCCTACACCATCAGTTACCACAACTCAAACTCCTACGGTAACATCAACACCTCCTGTAACAGGAACTCAAACACCTACTCCAACAAGAACTCCTTCAGTTACGTCAACACCAACTCCGTCGGTAACGGCAACAAACACACCAACGAATACCAATACAGGAACACCTGCTCAAACATCAACACCTACACCATCAGTATCGGCAACATTAACTCAAACACCAACAAACACAGGAACTCCAGCGGTTACACCGACAACAACAACTACACCTACTGTGTCTCCGACTGTAACATCAACGCCAACAGGAACACCACCTGTGACACCAACAAACACAACAACACCTACGCCAACAAGAACTCCAACTCCAACACCTCCAGGATTCTGGTTAATTACGGATTGTATTGGAACAACATGGAGTGTAGAGATTTCAGGAGTTTCACCAACTATTGGTGAAATGTATTTATTCACGTTTGATAACAACAATTTAGATTATAACTGTTATTTCATAACTGATACAAGTTATGGTCCAATCGTTGCAACTGCAACATTTGTAGACGGTCCATTTGTTGATTGTGCAGATTGTGGTGTGGTTTATACTGGAACTTCTGTAAACCAAAATTATGAATATACTGCTGAAATGTTAGGTTCGTTCAGTGGCGGGACATTACCTGCAGGAACACAAGTACCTCATCCAGCATACGCAACCGAGAATGGCATTGCGATACAACTAAACGCAATAACCTTAGGAGGGTTTAACGGATTAAACAACTAAAAAAATTATAATTTAAGATATGGCAGACTTAAAACCAATTGGAAGTGAAAAGCTCACAGGCCAAGAAAAAATTAAAAGAATTATGGAAATAGCTCGTTTCAATGAGTCTATTCCTAATCAAATTAATGAGACAAGTAGAAGCGAATATTCTATCGGTCTAGCTGACGGTAATTCTTATGAGATTGTAAAAGAAAGACAAGGTTACATCATTAAGAAAATGGTATCTGAAGGTCAGACAGATTACATCGAGCCGATGAAGAATAGAAAATATTATTCATCATATTCTCAAGCATTCAAAAGATTGAATTTATTGGCGGGAGAGTTGAATAGAATTAACGAAAACGAAGAAGGTGTCTCACTTTATGGTGAGCAAAAAAAAATCGTTTTAAAGACTCCAAAACCCGTTGCTGAACCACAGGATGTTCCACCAGCTGAACCACCTGCAGTTCCATCTCCTGAATTACCACCATCACCTGATGCTGAAGTTTCTGCCGCAGATGCACCAGATGCAATTGGCGGTGAAGAAATGGGAATGGAAGACATGGGGGCTGATGAAATGGGTGCACCTGAAGGTGAAGTTGAAATGGATGCTGAAGTAGAAATTGGTGGAGAAGAGAAAGTTACATTCAAAACAATACAAAAACTTACTGGTAAACTCACACAAAAAATAAGAACTCTTGATAGTGAAGAAGGTATGACATCTGAAAACGTGAAATACGTTATCAACATGGTTTTATCTTCATTGGATTTAGGTGTTTTAAGTGAAGAAGATAAAGAAGATATTTTATCTAAATTTGAAGAGGTTGAAGGTGAAGATGAAGAAATGGGTATGGAAGAACCATCAGCAGAGGAAGATATTACTTATGATACTGAAGTAGAAGATATCCAAACAGATATGGACATTCCAGTTGAAGGTGAGGTAGGTGAACAATGGGATACAATTGCAAGAGCAGCGGCACCTGTAGTAGCATCTTATGTAACTTCGAAACTAACACAATCAGACGAGCAAGAAAAGAAATCTACTAATGGAGCAATTTTTGACAGTATTTTTGGTGAATCCAAAATCGACAAAGTTATTTCGAAATATTTCGAGATTAGTAAAAAAGAAATATTGGAGAATAGAGAAAAATTTGGTGAGAGAAAAAAACAATCTATGATTTCTTTGAAAAGACAGATGACCGAAGTCAAAAGACTTGGTGAATCTATCGAACAAAAAATGGCAGCAAAAAAGTTTTTAGAAGAAAACATTAACGCAACCATCATAGGTAAAAGTAACAAAAAAAACTTAGTTTTTGAAAATAAAGGAAAACAAGTTAAAATTTCACCTGAAGGATTATTAGTATGAGTCAATTGATATTTGTAAACGGATTAGGTCCCAACTATAAAGGAGACAACCTTTACGAATTCATTTTCTCAGATACTTTGGATGTGTGGGGAGAATATTGGGAGAGTAAACCATCTAATGGATACCCGACACCACCTGAGTTAAAATATATAAAGAAAGTAGGAGTTCTGAGAAATACCGAGATAAAATTGGATTTGATTCAGAACTCCGATTTTTTTTCTATGGTAGATGCAATTGATGACGTAGTCTCGTTAGCTTGGGAGTCTGATGATGAAAATAAAAAAAGATTAGTCTTCAGATTTGGTGAAACAGAACAACAAATAAAAGACAAACTCTACGAAAGAGATTTGATTTTAGAATTTGAAAAGAAAGTAGTTTATGAAAACTGAAATAAAGATTAAAAAACTGATAGAGAAGGGTCTTACTGAAAAGACACTTTCTAAATTGAGCGAAAGCCAAATTGATATTCTTGTTGATAGATTTGTAATTAGTGAACAAGTTAAACAAGAAAAAAAACAAATCACAAAGACAACTATACCTGCGGCAACTGCAAGGACTACGGGTGCTAATGTTGATGGAGTATCTATAAAGATGGATGCTGCGGGTAATGTGGTTGCATCTCAAACAACCGAAGGAGAATTAGATGAGACTGAAACAGATGATGTAACTGACCAAAACGCCTTGGGTGCGGATGCGTTACAATCACTTACAGGTCAAGAGGCACCTCATGATGCAAATGATATGGCTCCTGACGGAATGGATAATGATTCTGATAATAATAGAAAAATGATGGGGATGTCGGAAGAGAAGACAAAGAAAAATCCATGGGCTATCTGCACTGCACAATTAGGAAAAGAATTTGGAACAAAGGAAAGACATCTTTGGAGTGCTAAAGAAAAAAACAAATACGAAAGATGTGTAAAGGATGTAAAAAAGTCTTTGAAGGAAGGAAAAAATCCTGTATCTTTATTCTTAGAAAACGAAATTATGAAGATAGTAGAAAAAAACTTGCCTCCAAGAATAACTAAAGGTGATTTAGTTAAATATATCTCGGAACAAGGACCTTCAACAGCTCCTACCAAACCAAAAACACAACCTGGCACGAAACCTGGAAAACCTGCCCCGAGACCAAGACCAAAACACCCTGGACAAAATCCTAACCCTGGTGAAAATCCAGCACCTAAAGCTAAAAAGGTTTCCGCTAAGTCTGCTAAAGATGAGGTGATTGACTTAATTATGAATCTATTAGAAAAATAACATGGCAAAGAGAATTAAAGAACAAATCAATTACGGTGGGAGAAGCGAAAGAATGGACCCTAGTCTTGAAAGAAAATTGAAAGACCCTGAAGGTCTTTATGCAAAAAATCCTGCACTGAAAAAGGGGACTGAAGATGTTCAAAGGTTAGTGAGTTCCCGTTTCGGAAAAGTAGCCGATAAGTTGAGAGAAGTTACTGGAAATAGAAATATAAGTTCAAAACAGGTTCAAGGCATGATTTATCAGGAAATGATGAGTCGTTTACCTAACATAATGAGAATCGAATCTCAACACAGGGATGAGTTAGAGCAGTTAGCTGTTGAGGCGTCTTTAGATGAGACCGAAATTCCTGCTGGTTGGTTTACTATAAAGCCATATCTTAATAGGGAACCAATCGATGTTTCTAACTTCAGATATGAACCTGAAGAAGACGAAGAAGAAGAAAAGGAAAAAAAACCTCAAATGCCACAAATTTCTTTTGATGTTGAAGATTTGACAGATGAAGAACAATTAGAACTTGAAAAACACAAAAGAAACATCATTAATGCTATAATTCAAGGGGCGGCAAAAAAAGGACACTACGTTTTTCAAAAACCTGAAATTAAAGAAAGGTTGGATGCAATTGACCCATCTCTATATAGGGATTACTTGGGTATAATGGCAATCAATGATTTCATGTATTTCACTATGGAACAAATGATTGAGATGATGAGCCAAACAGGTCAAGGCGTAGCTGGAAAGGTCGAATTAGGAAACTCTGACAATGATGATGAAGAAGGAGATGAAGAAGGAGAATCTGAAGAAAAACCAGATACTGTAATAAACGCCTTTGGTATGATTTTCCCAATCTTGTGTCATGAAATTATAAAAGGTATAGAAGAAGCTAAAGGTAGATATGGTCTACCTGAAGACCCGGACATGAGACAAAAGGTTCAAGGTCAAGTTGATATTTTATCTAACGAACCTATGCAATTAAGAATAGGTCCTGAAATCGTAGAAAAAATCAGATTCGCATTACCCGATGAAATGTTTGAAGAGGAAAACAAGGGTCTAATAAACTGGTTCCACATTCAGTTATACCAAATACCTGCCGAAGAATTTTTGGAGATTATCGGAAACGCTATTTCCGAAGACCAATCAAAAGTGAAAAAAGCAACTCAAAGATTCGATGAAATCATGAAAGAAGCTAAAGAACTCAAAAGAGAGTTTGATGACTACAAGGAAGAAACTGGGTCAGACTCTGAAGATGAGGATGACGAAGATGACTTAGATGATTTCTTAGGTAGTTTAGGTATATCAAGACCTAAATAACCTTACCTGTGACTAAAGAACAATTAATTATAGAGGTTACGAAGTGTGTTAGGAGCACTCCTTATGCACTTCGAACTTATTTACAAACATACGACAACACTGTTCAGAAGTATGTTCCATTAGATTTATTCCCTGACCAAGTCTCACTGATAGAAGATTACGATAAGTATAATGAAAATATTGCCTTAAAGTATCGTCAGGCTGGAGTATCAACAGTGACTGCTGCTTGGGCATCAAAAAAATTAGTATTTGCAAAAAAGAATAAGCCAGAAAAAATTCTCATTATCGCTAACAAACTCGATACATCTGTCGAGATGGCAAACAAAATCAGGGGATTCACTGAACAATGGCCATCATGGGTTGGTGTTGGATTTTCCGCTGAAAAAAATTCTCAACGACATTTCAAACTCACAAATGATTGTGAAGTAAAAGCGGTTGCAACATCAAGAGATGCCCTGAGAGGTTATACCCCTACTATACTTGTATTTGATGAAGCGGCGTTCATTGAAGCCGACAACGACTTTTGGTCCGCTTGTATGGCATCACTCTCCACGGGTGGTAAGGTGATTGTAATATCAACTCCAAACGGTTATGACCCAATTTATTATGATATCTATGACCAAGCCTTGAGAGGAATGAATGAATTCAAAATCTCTGAGATGTTTTGGTATAGAGACCCAAGATATACTAAAGACCTGTATATGGTGAAAACGAATGACTTAGTTCATTTTCTGTTGAATAGGGAGGATTATCCTGCCGATACAGTTTTAGATTTATCTGTAGAAAACCCTTATGAAAGGGACCATACAACAACAACAGATTATATTGCTAAAGGATACAAACCTTGTTCTGCTTGGTTTGAGGGTATGGTAAAGAAACTCAAATTCGATAGAAGAAAAGTTGCTCAGGAATTGGAATGTAACTTCTTGGGTTCAGGTGATAACGTTTTCGAATCTGATTTGATGCAAGAAATCTCACATAACACTCTAAGGGAACCATCAGCAAAACTAATGGGGGGTGCGTTATGGATATTCAAGGAACCCGAAAATAATCACAAATATGTTATGGGTGTTGACGTATCACGTGGAGATTCTGAGGATTTTTCGTGTATACAAATAATCGATTTTGATGAAAGAGAACAGGTATTAGAATATGTTGGTAAAGTCCCACCTGATGTAATTGCAGAAATAGCATTCAAATGGGGTTCAATGTATAATGCATATTGTGTTATAGATATAACAGGAGGGATGGGGGTTTCAACTGCAAGAAAAATGCAAGAGATGTCTTATCCTGCAGGACTATATGTTGATAATGTAGATACAACCAACAAATGGAAATGGGACCCCAAACTGAATGAAAAAATTCCAGGAATAAATTTCAATTCCAAGAGAGTTCAAATTATTTCATCATTTGAGGAAGCGGTTAGACACAAATTCAAAATATATTCACATAGATTATACAACGAAATGAATACGTTCATTTATGTAAATGGTAGACCCGACCATCAAAAGGGACATCACGACGACTGTATTATGGGGATGTCAATGGCAATTTATGTTGCGGAAAAATCATTTCAATCATTACAGAAAGTCGTAAATCATACTAAGGCAATGTTGAATTCATGGACATCAGTTGTAAATGAAAACAAAAATACTTCAGAATTTTTCAATCCTTTCGTGCCACAAATGGGAAGGCAACACCCAAATAATCAGGGTCCTTCTAAACAGGATTATCAAAAATATGGGTGGTTATTTGGTGCCAAATAACTATTTATATTATTGACGTAATAAGTTAAATTGTAATATGGCTGAACAAAAAATGACAGTTTGGCAACGACTGTCGAAAACTTTTGGACCTAATTCTTTACTGAATCAAGATTATCCTACATTCAAGTTTGATAAAAAAGAATTACTACGCACCAAAAGTAGAGAGGAATACGAGGTTGAAAAACTTCAAGCACAACAGACTTACTACTTGGCTAATCAGTGGGCTAAGGTAGAGAATAATTTATATTCTCAAGCAATCTACTACGAACCAACAAGATTGTCTGCTCAGTATGACTATGAGTCAATGGAGTATACACCCGAAATTTCAGCCGCTTTGGATATATACGCAGAGGAGTCGACAACTACAAATGAGGATGGTTTTATTCTTCAGATATATTCTGAGTCAAAAAGAATCAAAGGAGTTTTGGCGGATTTATTCAATAGTAATTTAGACATCAACACCAACTTGCCAATGTGGACAAGAAACACTTGTAAGTATGGTGATAACTTTGTTTATTTGAAACTGGACCCTGAAAAGGGTGTTGTAGGTTGTCAACAACTACCAACAATTGAAATAGAAAGACATGAGGTTGGAGTTAGTGCAAAAATCTCAGTTGATATTACACAAGAATTAGATAAAGACAAAAAAGCCCTTCATTTTACATGGAAGAACAAGAATATGGAATTCCAATCTTGGGAAATGGCTCACTTTAGATTATTAGGTGATGACAGAAAACTTCCTTATGGAACATCTATGTTGGAGAAAGCGAGAAGAACTTGGAAACAACTTCTTCTTTGTGAAGATGCGATGTTGATTTATAGAACCTCAAGAGCACCTGAAAGAAGAATTTTCAAGGTGTTCGTAGGGAATATGAACGATGACGATGTTGAAGCATATGTTCAACGTGTGGCCAACAAATTCAAAAGAGAACAAATTGTTGATAGTAAGACAGGTAATGTAGACATGAGATTCAATCAAATGGCGGTTGACCAAGACTACTTTGTTCCTGTTCGTGACCCTGCGGCACCTAGTCCAATCGATACATTACCAGGTGCAACGAACCTATCAGAGATTGCCGATATAGAGTATATTCAGAAAAAGTTACTCACTGCACTCCGTGTTCCAAAGGCGTTTTTAGGTTTCGAGGAAGTAGTTGGAGATGGTAAAAACTTAGCCTTACAAGATATTAGATTTGCTAGAACTATCAACAGAATTCAGAAGAGTATGTTGGCGGAACTTAATAAGATTGCAATTGTTCATCTGTTCTTATTAGGATTCGAAGATGAATTGAATAATTTTACTTTAGGACTAACTAACCCATCAACTCAAGCTGACTTATTGAAAGTTGATGTTTGGAAAGAAAAAGTTCTTCTATATAAAGATTTGGTTGCAGATACTGGATTTGGTATTGCGGCAACTTCTGCAACATGGGCTAAGAAACACATATTTAATTGGTCTGATGAAGAAATCAGACTCGATTTACAACAACAAAGAATCGAAAGAGCAGTTGGTGAAGAATTGAAAGCAACACCTACTGTTATAAGTAAAACAGGGTTATTTGATAATATTGACAAATTATATGGTAGCTCTTCAGGTAGCACACCTTCCGCAGGTGCTTCAACAACACCAGGCGGAGAAGAAGAACTTGCACCTCCACCACCACTTCCTCCAGGGGGAGGTGAAGAGTTAGGGGCTGCTCCTCCTCCACCACCACCTACTGAGGGGGGTGAGATTACTCCTGAATCGAAAGAGAAAGAACTTAATATTTTATTGGAAAATGACATGATTAAAGGGAAGAGTTCCCTCAATCTTGGTATTGCACAACAATCTTTGGGTGAAATTGAAAAAGAATTGGATAAGTTGTTGAACTCATAATATTTATTTGAAAATACACCAAGATGACTTTCGGTAAAGTAAAATCAATCATTGAAAAAAACTTGCTTGAATCTTACAGAGATGAAGCACAATTTAAGAAAAACATTAGAGAATTCAAACACAATGTTTTGAATAATAAATCATTGTCAAAAGCCTACTCAATTTATGACCAATTGAGTTCACCTCAAGGGTTGTCAGAATCTCAAGCTAAAGAATTTTTGGAAGAAGGAGTTTCTCTACTACAGAGAATATTACCGAATATCAAAATGCCTAAGTCATTACAAGAAAGTATTGAAAACAAATACAAAGATATTGATACCTTGGTTTATACTAAAAACATAAGTTTGAAAGAAAGAATTACGGCTAAAGAAAATATTGTTTCAGTTCTAAAAGAGGAGATGAATACAATAAAAGAATCTATCAATATTCCTGTAAGTTCCATGGTCAAAATTGCGAATCAAACTTTAATGAATTTTATTGAAACTATGGACGAAAATTCCAAAAAGGAATTTTTTCAAATAATTTCTGAAGACAACAAAACTTTGGAGAATAAGTTTGAAGAACTTAAGACAAAAACTATAGTAAAATTAGAAAGCATTTTAGAACAAGAAAAAGAAAATGAAGTCAAAGAAAAAATCAATGAAACAATTGTTAAATTGAAAGATGAAAAATTTGACCAAATTAACTTTATGAAATTGAAAGACTTAGAGAATTCTATTTAAGATTTTCTCTTTTTTTCTATGTAGATTGCTTTAAGTATTTCTGACCTTTTTTTAATTGAGGGTTTGGTATATTCTTTTCTTTCAAACAAAATTTGATTCTGTTTGGTTTTAATTACTTTTGATTTAAGGGTTTTGAGTGCCTTTTCGATATTCTCGTTTTCTTTTATATTAATAATCAACATATATTACATATATTTGGAATTATTCCAAAAATTCATTTTTTTGACATTACTGATTATATATAGTATTTTTTTACAAAATAAACTAATATAATATGAAACTTAATGAAGAAAGGAAAAAGTGTCAAGTTGAAGCTATTTCAACCCATCAAAACAATGTATGGAACAGTAGACTCTAAAAACTTAAAATCTTTATACATAAACATACAGTCTTGGGTAACTCCAAAAAATGAAAATGATAATTGGAATAGAGTTGTATGTAACCTCAGTCGAGAGATAAAACACTCAGTATTTAATTCAATAGATACTGAAATATTCAGAGAACAAAGTATTGTTGATTTAGACTTAAGAACAAGTGGAATATCATCAGGAAAAAAATCATTCTTCAATTTAGAAGTAAATCTTTTCACAAAGAACACATTAGATTTTAAGTCTAAAGAATTAAAAGATTCTATCAAATCAATTGTAAAATCAATTTATAAAAATAACATTTCAAATAATAATCATTTCATTTTTATGATTACTAAGAAGGCTGAACAAACAAACTTGGATTAACAATATATTTATCCTAAAAGACTTAATGAAAAATTTACGTATATTAGAAGCAAGTGAACTCGGTCATGGTATTCTCATCGAAATGGATGCGGGATATGTTTCACCAAAAGATGAAAATAATTTTAAGATACTACAAGAATCTGCAAAATTAGATTATAAGAACCCATTTGAGTTTTATGCTGTTTTACAAAAGTATGACACACCAAATAGGAACGGTAGATTTTATCCTGAAAGAATTCTGAAAAGAGAAGCTGACAATTATAAAAAAATAATTTCTAAGGGTTTGTCTACTTCTGAGTTGAACCATCCCGAATCCTCTCTAATTGATTTGGATAGAGTATCACATTTAATTACAGACATTTGGTGGGATAAAAATATTTTGATGGGTAAGTTAAAATTACTTACCACACCAGGTTTTCATGAGAGAGGTATAGTATCATCCAAAGGTGACGTAGCTGCAAATCTCATGAGACAAGGAGTTACTTTGGGTATATCATCTCGTGGAGTTGGTTCATTAAAAAAAGTAGGGGAAAGAAATGAAGTTCAAGACGATTTTGAATTAATTTGTTTTGATTTAGTTTCATCACCATCGACACCAGGTGCTTACTTGTTCACGAATCCTGAGGACAGAATTAAATATGAAGAAAATTTGGAGGAGGAAAAAAAGTCAAGAGAAGTTACTGATACCAAGGACAAGTCTATTGACTTAATGAAAAAACTTACTCATTATTTAGGAAAATAAATTTATGGACGAAAAGTATTTTGTAGCAAAAATTCAATATGAATTACCTGACGATAGCACAGGAAAAATCAAAAAAATTAGAGAGGAAAAATTAGTAAAAGGTTTTTCTGTAACCGATGTGGAAGCTAAAGTTACCAAAAGATATGAATCATTTTCATATGATTGGAGGATAACCTCAGTTTCCGAAAGTAAAATCGATGAAGTAATCGAAAAATAATTCAAAGTGGTCAAATTTGACCACTTTTTTTTTGTAATAACATATTTATAAAGAAAATAAGTATGCTATTCAATTTATCCTATAAAGACTCTCAGAATACTCTACACCTCGTGAATTTAAGTGGTAGTAGTATGTCCGCAGCAATTTTGTATTGTGACTCAAACAATTTTATACCTCAGGCAATTTCAAATTTCGATACGGAGGTTATTCTCAATGAACCATCGTCACAGGTTTGTTACAGTGTGATTTTATTGAACCAAAGTAATCTACAACAATCATATTTGATTTATGACACATTATCTAATGTGAATAGTTGGATTGCTAATCAGACTGACAAAACATTGAATTCTTTATCAAAACAAAATAGGGCTTTTATACAAGCCTAAATAAACTTTTTATCTTTTGACACTATTTATAAGGTAAAATAAATATATTTTTTCATGCAAGAAAATAAAAATTTAGTACAAGAGGCTCTTCTTCAAATGAAGAATGTTGAAGAAGCTATTGCCCAAAATGCAAAAGGAATACTTGCTTCTACTATGAAGGAAGAAATCAATCAATTAGTAAAAGAATCTCTTTCAGAGCAAGACGATGAAGAAGAGGTTGATGCAGAGGTAGACATGGAAGTCGGAGACGTTGAGTCAGACGACGAGATGGATACTGATAATGATGATGAAATGGACATGGATGTAGAATTAGACATGGACATGGATTCTGATGAAACTCCAATAGATTTAACTGACGCTTCTGACGAGGAAATTCTAAGAGTCTTCAAAGCTATGGGCGAAGAAGACGGAATTATTGTTAAAAAAGATGGTGAAGACATTCACCTTAAAGATAACGATGCTGACACAGAATATCTTGTAAAGCTTGGTGAGTCTGAAGAAGACCAAAACTTAGAAGAAATGGAAATGGACGAAATGGAAGACGTTGATACTCAAAAAGTTATTGACGCAATCTTCTCAAATGACGGCAACGACTTTGAAGTTGACCAAGATGAAGAAGAAGTTATGTATGAAATCGAATTCGATGAAGAAGAGGAAGAAATGGACGAACAACCCATGGACACTGAACTTGACATCGAGTCATCTTTAGAAGAAGATGAAGACATGATGGACGAATCTGAAGAAATGGATGAGGATGAAGACATGATGGACGAATCTGAAGAAATGGACGAAGAAGATGAAGACATGATGGACGAATCTGATGACATGGATGATTCTGAAGAAATCGAAGAAGATGATGATATGTTGGACGAAGCATACAACCACAAAAAAGCTCATAAGGGCTTGAAAAAGTCTGAGACTAAAGAGGGTAAAAAAATGTCAGTAAAACCTAAAGGGGTTGGAATTGGTAGCGGTCCTAAATTCAAATACAAGGACAAAGCAGCTGGTGGATTCAAAGAGGACAAAAAAGAAGGTCCTAAAACAATGGGCACTGGTAAAGCTAAATTCGACTACAAGAAAGGCGAAAATATGGAAGGAAAATCCAAAGTTATTAAAAAGGCAGAAACTAAAGAAGCTGCAAGAACTTACGGAATGGGTTCAAAAGAAGGTAGAGGTCTAAGAAAAATTACACCAAACAGAAACTTTGTTTATGGTAAAAATGGTGTGAAAGTAGAATCTACAGAAGCTGAAGTAACAATGTTGAGAGAGAAAAATGAAGAGTATAGAAAAGCGCTTAATGTATTCAGAGAAAAACTGAACGAAGTTGCAATCTTCAATTCAAACTTAGCATATGCTACAAGATTGTTTACAGAACATTCAACAACTAAAAAAGAGAAAATTAATATTCTAAGAAGATTTGACGACGTTGAATCATTGAAAGAATCGAAATCTCTTTATAAGTCAATCAAAGATGAGTTGGGTAAGACTGAATCAAAGTCTATCAACGAATCAGTTGAAAAGAAAATTAACAATACTGTTTCATCAGGTTCAGCGACAAATTTGATTGAATCTAAAACATACGAAAATCCTCAATTCTTAAGAATGAAAGACTTAATGTCTAAGTTGGGGTAAA